TAAGATGTTTCGGTTTGGTATTCAGATGGAGCATGTTATATTGAATCCTTTTGGTAATATAAAACGTAAATCTGTTGCGCAAAGAAAGGCTGTATGGACTAGGGAACAGGTGATGAAGTTTCTTGACGTAGCATATGAGGACTTTGAGTATAGGAACATAGGACTAATTATTCAGATGGCATATGAGTGGTGTCAGAGGATTGGAGACATGAGAATGTTAACATGGGATAGTGTCAATTTAGCAACATCTATTTTATCACTTGAGCAGTCTAAGCGTAGAGCGCAAGTGTTCCTACCAATATCGGATGAACTTAAAACAATGCTCACACAGCAACAACAAGACTTTGGCTTCCAACCCTACGTTGCACCACGACCACGTCCTGTAGGAGGTAAATATCACCCATACAGCTTGGAAAGAATGTCTAAGGCGGGTAGAGTAGTTATGAAACTTGCAGAAATACCAAATGAATTAAGGTTAATGGATTTACGTAGAACGGGTACAACTGAGATGGTTGAGTCGGGTGTTCCTTTACCTCAAATCATGGCAGTTACGGGACATGCAAATCCTCAATCGGTAAAACCCTATTTAAAAAATACTTACACAAGTGCAAATAATGCCTTGACACTCAGAAATAATCATGTAAAATCCACTGTAAGTGTAAACAAGGAAAGTGATATAACATGAATAATATATATGACATTATAAGTGATTTAGATTTATCTAATGGAGAAACAAAACGTATAGACTGTCCCGCATGTAAGGGCTATAAAACATTTACAGCTACAAACAATATGGGTAAGTTAGTATGGAACTGTTATAAAGTTAATTGTTCTATATCGGGCAATACCCGTGTTCACTTAACTGGTGACGATATACGTAAATCATTTAACTATACAGATAAGGATAGTAAGAATGTGGCATTTAAATTGCCTGAGTACGTTGTGGGTCATGCAAAGGAAGTGTTACCCTTTAGAGATAAATATGAATTAGATGAAGACTCTGTGGAATTATATTATGACGTTAAGGAACACAGAGTTGTATTTCCTGTAGTACACGACAGTGATATAAAAGACGCAGTTGGACGAGCTTTAGGAAAAAGATTACCGAAATGGAAAAGATATGGGAATAGTGACTTGCCATACCGTAATGGTTATGGTAGTGTTGCTGTAGTTGTTGAGGACTGTGTGAGTGCTGCTGTTGTAGGTAGTGACGTATATGTCGGGGTGGCTGTGTTGGGTACTTCACTTTCCGAATCACACAAGAGGTACTTGTCGCAGTTCTCAACAGCAATAGTAGCGTTAGACCCCGATGCATTACCAAAGACGTTACAATTTGTAAAAGAGTTAAGAGGATACGTAAATGAAGTGAGAGCTATGAAATTAGTAGATGATTTAAAATACAGAAACCCGACAGACTTAGAAAACTTAGACCAACATAGGAGATTAACAAATGGAACTATCACTCGTTAGAAGTTTAATGGACAAAGAGTTTTACGATGAGCATCGTGGAGCAAGATGCCCAGACAGATTATTTAGTAAAGATGTACGTAAGATAAAACAAGCTATCGACAAAGCAATGCAGGACTATGAACGCAGTGTCACAACGGATGAGATAGAGGCATTGTTTGTGTCTAGTAATCCTACTATGACAACGGCACAGAAGGGTGCATATGTATCTCTCTTTACTCAGATAAAAAAAGAACAACCTATGGGTTCTGACATTGCCCAAGACGTTTTGTCTAAATTGTTTCAGCAGGTTATTGGTGAGGATATTGCTAATATAGGATTTGATTATGTAAATGGTACACAGAATAACTTAGAACCATTACGTAATATAATAGAGAGTTATGGAGATGACTTCACGCCTAATCTTAATATTGAGTGGGATGATATTGATATTGAAACACTACTTAGTAAGAATGATTTAGAATCGCAGTGGACATTTAATATACCCACACTTTGTCGTAGGGTTGAGGGTGTCAATGCGGGACACTTGATTGAAATAGGTGCTAGACCTAATACAGGTAAGACATCCTTTCACGCTAGTATAATTGCAGGACCAAAAGGTTTTGCTTCACAAGGTGCTAAGTGTGTCATATTATGTAATGAAGAAGGTGCTCACAGAGTTGGTGCTCGTTACCTTACTGCTGCAAGTGGAATGACTATGCATGAAGTAAGAGCCGATCCCAAAAAGGCACAGGCTCTATACGGTCCTGTAAAAGAGAATATTAAGTTACGTGACGCTACAGGTAAGGATATGGCGTGGGTTGAAAGTGTTTGCAAAACATATAAGCCTGACATTGTGGTACTTGATATGGGAGATAAGTTCGCTCGTATGGGGGGTTTTGCACGACAGGATGAAGCACTCAAAGCTAACGCTGTATATGCTCGTATGATTGCTAAACAACATGGTTGCGCTATATTTTATATGTCACAGTTGAGTGCAGAAGCAGAGGGTAAGACCACAAGTGTTAATCAAAGCATGATGGAAGGTTCACGTACAGGTAAAGCTGCTGAAGCTGACTTGATGATCTTGATTGCCAAAGATAATGTTACTGAAGGACAGGAAGAAGAGGGAACGGCACGATACTTAAACTGTGTTAAAAATAAATTGACAGGATGGCATGGACATGTTATGTGTAATCTTGATTATAGAACAGCGAGGTACGAAGTATGACGGATATGTTAGTGGGTAAAAATTGCCTAGGTTGCGACACTACGTTGATAAAAGGTAAGAATATATATGATAGCCAAATAAATAATAGAAATTATGTCTGTAAAAAATGCCATTTAGAAAGATGTAACGTGTCTAATCCACTACACAATCCAAAAAACAATCCAAATAGAATGTATGTAAATGGTAAGTATGTACCAAAAACACACCCATTGTACAAAGCAGGTAACTACAAATCATTTAATGATGCAGCTTTCTCTAGTTTTGAAAAGTATAAAAAGTCAAAAGATGGATATGTCTATGCAATTACTAATCCTGCATGGGAAGGGTGGGTTAAGATTGGTATGGCAGTTGACGCTGACGATAGATGCAAGTCGTATCAGACCTCTAGCCCACTTAGAGATTACAAGTTAGAACACTGTACATACTTTGAGGACAGACGTAAGGCTGAACAAAAGGCACACGAAAAAGCAGAAGAGGTAGCGGATGAATGTGGAGCAGAATGGTTTAAGTTACCTGTAGAAAAAGCAATAGCTATAATAGGAGATGTAGAATGAAATTAACTCTTGATGTAGAGAACACAGTAACACACAGAAATGGTAAGTTGCATCTTGACCCATTTGAGCCTGACAACAGTTTGACTATGGTAGGTATGCTATGTGAGTCAGGCAAAGAAACTATAGTTACCTTTGACCATTCAGAGATGCAACCTACCGTATCGGGTAAGGAGATAGTACAGGGAATGTTGGACAGGACTACTATTCTTATTATGCACAATGCACCACATGATTTGATGTGGCTGTGGGAATCTGGCTTTGAATATGACGGTGCTGTGTTTGACACTATGCTTAATGCCTACGTTTTACAGCGTGGTCAGAAACAACCTCTGTCTCTTGAGGCATGTGCCGAACGCTACCAACTAGACACAAAAAAACAAGACACACTCAAAGCATATTTTAAGAAAGGCTATAGTACTAAAGATATACCTTTTGATGAACTGTCTATGTATTTATCCGCTGATTTACATGCCACACAACAACTACACGATAAACTTATAGCACAGCTAGAGAATACGGATAAGGAACTTGCAAGTACCGCTAAACTAACAGATGAAGTTGCGGTATGTCTGGCACGTATATATCAGAGAGGATTTTCTGTGGACAGGGCTGTTCTGGAAGAGGTTCGTGTAGAATTTGAGACAGAGAGAAAAGAATTGGTACGTAGCTTGGATTGGCAGTGTAGGGATGTTATGGGAGACTTTCCAATTAATCTTAACAGCCCAGAGCAGTTATCTTGGGTCATATATAGTAGAAAGCCACATGAAAAGGCTACTTGGGCTAGTAGGTTTGATGCCTATATGAACCCTACCGACTATAGAAGCACAGTCAGGTCTAATTCAAGCATTGTTTACAAGAAGAAGGCAAAGCAATGTACATCTTGTTATGGCAACGGTCAGATAAGAAAGACAAAGAAGGACGGCAAACCATTTTCTAAACCCAGTAAATGCCCCGATTGTTATGGGGTAGGCTATGTGTTTACTGACATACCTAACTCTGTAGCAGGATTAAAGTTTAATGCACCAAATGCAAAGTGGGTTAGTGCTAATGGATTTAGTACAAGTAAGGGTAATATAGAACTATTAGAGAGTATGGCTAAAGCACGTAACATGCCAAACGCTGTTACATTCCTAAAAAATGTACGAAGGTTATCTGCACTAGATACATATCTGTCTAGCTTTATAGATGGGATAACTACCCACACAAAGACAGATGGTAAGTTACATGTTCGTCTTTTACAGCATCGCACAAGTACAGGACGGTTCAGTGGTGCTGATCCTAACATGCAGAACATGCCCAGAGGTGGTACGTTTCCTGTAAAGAAGGTATTTGTGTCACGATGGGAAGGTGGGCAGATAATGGAAGCTGACTTTGCACAGCTAGAGTTTAGGGTTGCTGCGTTCTTAGGGCAAGACAAGATAGCCATGAAGGAAGTGTCTACTGGCTTTGATGTGCATGCCTACACAGCTAAAGTGATTACGGAAGGTGGTCAGCCTACCTCTCGTCAGGAAGCTAAAGCGCACACATTTGCCCCTCTGTACGGTGCGAGTGGCTATGGAAGGACACCTGCTGAAGCTAAGTACTATGAGCAGTTCACTAAGAAGTACAGTGGTATTGCGGAGTGGCATGGCAGACTTGCTACAGAGGCTCTAAACACAGGAAAGATACGCACACCGTCAGGTAGAGAGTTTTTATTTCCCGATGTTATACGCAGACGCAATGGTACAGTGTCATACTTTACACAAATAAAAAATTATCCTGTGCAGTCATTTGCAACGGCAGATATTGTTCCTATATCTCTATTGCACATAGATAAACTATTAAAGGATTTAAATAGCTGTATAGTAAACACAGTACACGATTCTATAGTGGTTGATGTACATCCAGACGAGGTACAGCAAGTGGTTGATATTATTAGTCAGACTAACGATGTATTAAAAAATCTCATTGATAAACAATGGGATATAGACTTTAATGTACCTCTAATGCTAGAGGCAAAGATAGGAAACAATTGGCTTGACACTAAAGATGTTATATGATATAACTACTAATCAGATTTTAAACATAGGAGAAAACACACATGATAAATGATTTAACTACCATAAATATTAGCGACTATGAGACAATGGCGAAAGCTATGGGCATTGCTAATGAGAGAGACACTACTTCAAGTAAGACTCAGAGTATACTTGCAAGAGTAAAGATACAACATACACCATTGATGGGTAAGACTTTAGTAAAAGGTAAAGAAGTAAATGTTGAAGTTGTAGAGGGTGGAACGTATAAAGTAGAGATACCCAATGGAATACCTTATTATGGAACTGGGGCAAGTATAAGACCTTTTATGCAAAGGTTTATGTATAAGAAGTATGTTATGGGTACAGGTGGTGCTAAGAATCGCTTTGTAAAAACTGTCATGGCTGATAATCTTAATATGGATTTAAAAGATAATGACGGTACGTTCAACTGTGGTAAACCATCTGGTTGGATAGATGACTACAATTCCCTACCACAAAAAACAAAGGACTTGTTAAAATCAGTCAAGCGTGTGCGTGTAGTGTTTGGTAACATTACATTAACCAACGCCACAGATGATAAAGGTAATGCTGTTGAACAGGGCATAACTGACATACCCTTTATATGGGAAATAGATAACAGAGATGCCTTTAAGACTGTGGGAAAATGTTTTACAGATTTAAAGAAGTCTAAGAGGCTTCCTGTACAGCACTCTATTGAACTAGAAACCATGCCAAATAAAATGAACAATGGCAGTGTGTTCTATACACCAACACCGTCACTGGACTTAACTAAGACTGTTGACATATCACCAGAAGATCAAGAAATGTTTGGAAATCTCATGTCGTGGGTTGAAAACTATAACACATATATTGTAAATTCTTGGTCTGAGAATATAGGAAAGCATGAGACTGTTGATAAAGAAACTATAGAAGACTTCATTGATATTGACACAGACGAGATACCACAGTGAAACATAAAGCAGAAATGGCAATACACCAGTACATGTCAGACGCAGCTAATGGAAAGTCCTCTATCTCAGAGGACACCATTAAGCAGGTAGGTAAGGATGTAATGGACGCAATGCAACGTCAGTTCGGTGGGGGTAACAAAAGGGATGAGTTTAGATTACGTATGTCTAACATAGGTAGACCAAGCTGCCAACTCTGGTTTGAAAAACATAAGCCAGAGAAAGCACTCCCTAAACCAACTACTTTTTTAATGAACATGATGCTTGGGGATATAGTGGAAGCTGTATTCAAAGGTGTCCTTAAAGAGGCAGGAGTACACTATGAAGATTCAGAACAGGTTACACTTGACTTGGGGGAAGATCATATTAATGGAACATATGATTTGGTTGTTGACGGTGCTGTTGATGATATTAAGTCGGCATCCGATTGGTCATACCGTAATAAGTTTGATTCCTACGACACACTAAACAGTGGAGACTCGTTTGGTTACGTAGCACAGCTTGCAGGGTACGCCAAGGCAGCTAACAAAAAAGCAGGTGGTTGGTGGGTAGTCAACAAGGCAAACGGAGACTTTAAATACGTACCCGCTGACAATATAA